ACAATATTAACAAAGTTTGATCTTGTTATTTGATCATTAAGTTCAAAGAGTTGTGCTTCTGCTGCTTTCTGTAATGCTTGCTCAATTGTTAAGAATAGTCTTCTAACATTGATTCTATCGAATGCAGATGCAAATCCAAGACCTGTCTTGTCTCCAAATAACAGAGTACCAATTCCAGGTTGAGTGATAATTGAGTTAATCCTTGCAGGATATAACTTATCTCTTTGTGCCTTGGTTGGATTATATGCAAGTTTAATTGCATTATTCAATATTCCTCTTTGCTGTCCAGCAGGTGAGAACCAAGGATATGAGTTCAATGCTGTGCGAGCCATTAGACCAGCGATGTCACCATTACATGGAATGTAGCGGAACTTGTTATTGAACCTATCATATGTGTACTTATATCCACTATCAAATGTAGCATAAGATGAAGAAGATAATGTACTGAAGTAATTGATCAAATTAGTTGTTTGTGTGTCATCATTAGTAACACCAACAATATTTGCTCTATGAGGTCCAATTGTTGCCATGCAATCTTTTCTTGCATTAGCAAGAGAAATTACATAGTTTGCTTTTGCTTGTGAATTATACTCTTCACCGCATCCTGGACCCATAATAATGTAATCTACTTCTATTTCATCTTCATTAGCAAACTTACCATATGCAGTCATTAGGTCAGAAAGTTCTGCTTTCATTCCTGTTCCAACACCAGTAGCACCAGAATAATCTGTACCATTGGTTAAGGTATATGTGGTATTACCAGTAGCACTGAATGTTATACCCTGTGCATTCTGACCCCAAAGACCATCTGCAGTAGATATTGGTGCGTATGAAGCAGCAGTACCATCAGATTTAGTAAATCCAGTAGCAGCAGGAGTTGTGCCCCAGTAACTATCAGCAGCACTTGATGGGTTACCACCAGCATAAACATACTCTGAACCATCAGCAATGAATTGCTCATACCAGATCTTCTGAGGAGAGTTGACTGCAGAAACTGCGTCAAGTGCCTTAGAAAGATTTAAATGCTTCTCAACAATATTACCTTGGATTCCTGTAATAGTTCCGTCATCATCAACAACTACAACATGAAGACCATCTCCTTTACCTTGTCTATCAAGTGAATACTTGTTAGTAGTAGGTCTTGGAGCAATTGCCTTCCAAAATGTGGTTGCGTTAGTTAATCCAAGGGTTTGATTGTCATACCAATCAGCAACTGTATTAGCTGTAAATGTTGCTCCAACCTTTGTACCACTATTGTTTAAGAATGTAACTGTATCAGAAGCAAGGAATGATGCATATCCTGCACCTTCTTCATAATCAATCTTTGTTTCTACTCCTGCAGTTGTAACTCTGGAAACAACTTTAACATCAGCAACATTAGTTACTGTATTGATTCCCGTAACAATACCCTTAATATATCCACTAAACAATGAAGTACTTCCTGCACCAGGTAGAACTACATTAGTCTTAGTTACTGATACACCGAAACCAGCTACTGCAGTATCAGGAACATCTGATAGAGTAATTGTCTGGTCTGCGAAATTATCAATAAAACAAACTTTCAATCCATTTGCCCATGTACCTGGATTCTTACCAGCAAAGTTAAATGTAGATTGGTCTACATGGTCTGATTGATAATCATCGTAGTTATCAATCCTACCCGCATTATTCATAGTAACGGATCCAACACCAACACCAGCGTTAGCATTACTTAGTGTGCTTCCTGCTGCCCTTACTACTTTAAGAACACCACCATATGAAAGGTATGATGATGCACTCATCCAATACTCGTATTGATTGTCTGTACTCTTTGGTTTACCGAATACATTAATCAAATCTTGCTCTGTAGCAATGTCTGTTGCCTCGTTAACAGGTCCAATTGGAAATGGTCCTGCAACAGCACCAATATTATCCAATACATTATCAGCTCTTCCTACTGTTAAGTCAACCTCCCTTACCAGTACCCCAGGAGATAATTGAGGAGTCGCCATGTTTTCTTTCTCCGAATCTCAGAATTAATCTGAAATTATTTATTCAAAAGGTTATTTTCATAGGACAAAAATGCTATGAACGATGCATGAACAACTAAGAAAGATATTCCCACATATAAGATTTATCTCCATATTCATCTGCTTTAAACCACTGATCTCCTTCTGCGTCCACAAAAGAATCACTATCCAACCCATCATCCATAAACCCAAAAGGTGCCATATCTTGTTCTATTTGATTTCTTTGCTCATCATATAATCTCTTTCTTACATCTTGGTCAGTAAGTTCTTTAAAATAATCACATTGAACTAACCATGCATAGATAACCAAACACATAGCAAGGTCGTCATTACATCCCTCTTCTGCTTCAAATGAATTACTTTTCTGTATGAATGTAGTTAACTCACTCATAATATCATAATCGCAAGAAAGTAATTTATCCTCTTCAATTAATGTTTTTAAATTAAGAGCACCCACCTTCTTAACTGTCTTAGACATCTTAACTCCAAGTTGAGTTTTCTTACCAGAAAATCCTTGACCTACAACTTGTCCTGCTCTACCTCTCATAGAGCACATAAGAAGATTCTTATATTCCAAATCATAATTTAATATAGATGCTACTTGGTCTCCTATATCATTTACTTCACATAATAAAAAAGCATCATTATATTTCTTTCCCACGTTTTCGATTATAGTTGGAAACAGCATAGGTTTAATTTCATTATTCCTATATTTCGCAACAACTGCATGGGGAAATTCTGTAATATCAATTACTACAAATGCAGAATAATCTTTAGAAACACCTCTTGCTACGTCTACAGTAATTACATAATCATGTTCTTTTTGTGGATCAACATATACATCTAATCCAGCACTTCTTTTCTCAGGTGTTTGGTACACCATACTCCTTAATTTACTTGGAGCAATAAGAGTATCAACAGATCCTAAAAACTCACATTCAAACTCAACTCTAAATTGTTGATCGGATGTGTTTGCAATTGTCTGTTCTTTCCATTTAGAATCTCTACCAGGAACTTCTGACCAATGAACATCAGTTGGTACATATTCATTCTTACTTCTTTCCGCATCATGCCACATGCGATAGAAGTGATTCATTCCGTGGGGGGTCGAGACGATAATGACTTTAGTACTTTTACCACTAGTAATAGTAGGATAAACAGAGGCAAAAAACGAATCAGCAATATGATTTGGAACGAATGCAAACTCATCCAAGAACAATATATTGAATGACATTCCTCGAACAGCACTGGCAGATGTCGAAGCAGCCAAGATTTTGGAACCATTTTCTAACTCCAATGAACCTCTATTCCATGACAAGACACCTTGTTGCATCCACTTAGGAACATTTTCATATGCCGTTTGTAAACGACCTAATAGTTCTCTAGCAGTTGCTGCCTTGTTTGCAAGAATACCTATATTTACACTATCATTAAAAAGCAAATAATGCAACAAGTATGATATAACAGTTGTAGATTTACCTGTCTGACGAGGCATCTTACAAATGTTAAATCTATGTTCGTGGAAATTATTGATTAAACCTTCTTGAAAATCATAAGGTTGAAAACCTTTTAGACCTTCATCTAGAGTAACAATCTTAACGTGCTGCTTTGCAAAGTAAACTGGATTTGCTTTACATCGCAAAAACTCCATTATTTGATCTTGGGTAAACTCAATCTGAGTATTAGCTCTTTTTAGATTGGGATTACCAAGATAAATGTCATGATCAGCCATAATTACATCATTTCACCAAATAAGTGTCTCTTCTCTGAGTTATTTAACATAAATTTTTTATCATGATCTAGGGTTTTTCTTGTTAGGTCTAATATTCTTTGTAAGTTCTCTGCTTTTTTCTTTAATTCTTCTATTTGTTTACTGTCATCCTCCTGCCTGGAGGAGTGGTTCTCCTGGGTCATGGTTAGAAACTTGGTAATTCCAGAGTTTAGCACCAGGATACACTTTTCTCACTTGATCCTGTACTTCTCTGCGTGATGGGGTTTTGACATGGGGGAAGAACATCTGAAGCATGTAATTCTTTCCTCTCCAAGCCAAATAGACATGGATTATATTTCCTACTTTATTATACCCTGGAAGTCTTGTTGCTTCCTTTAATGGGTCTTCATAATAAATGTTTGATTTAGGAACCTTCATTGGTTCTGGTTTAATAATGTCAATGAAAGTTGCGTATAGATTTCCATTGGCATCATGAACATCAACATCTTCTGAAAGAGTATTTAGAATTTGATCACCAACATTTACATTGTTTTCTGTAAACCATCCACGATTTACTTCTAACGCATAAAGTACTTCTGCATCAGAATAAACAGGAACTGGATTAAGTGGTTTTAATTCTTTAATACTTTCAATAATTCCACTTGCATTAATAAAAGCAATGTCAAGAGGAATTTGAGTGTGATTCATATGAAAAGATTTTTCACTGCTTTCACCAAAAACAAAAAGCATTCCACAATCTTCATCCAGATTTTCTCTGAACATTAAACCTAACTGAAACTCTGAAGGAGTAGTAGGGATTTCTAATTTAAGTGGAAGATTTAAGTATCCTTCTTTGAAAAGCATTAAATTTAGACGATATCACACTTATATTTAGGAATTCCAACGTGTCACGGTCAATTCTATACTATTATCATCCATTTCCCATTCCTCTTCT